AGTAGAGTCTTATATTGCAGGTCTGCAGAGTTTGTATGGCGTATTAGACGATCAGTTACGACCAGCATTTCAAACTTTATTAAACGCTACTGGATCAGTAACCCTAAGCCAGCAAGCACTAGAGACTGCATTAAACGTAAGTGCCGGCACAGGTAAAGATTTAGCCACAGTCGTAGCAGCTATAGCCAAAGGCGCATCTGGTACTACCACATCTATAGCAAGATTAGGCACAGGGTTAGATAAAGCGACAATAGCCACTGGTGATATGAATAAAATTATGGCTGCCCTTGATGCAAAGTTTAAGGGTCAAGCACTAGCAAGATTACAAACTTACGCAGGCAAAATGGATTTATTAAAAGTAGCCGCTGCCAATGCTACTGAGATTATAGGTAAAGGTTTAATAGATGCTATAAGTGCAATAGGCAAGGATAATTCAATACAAGACGCTGCCGATTCTATGAATAATTTTGCTTTGGCTATTGCTGATACCACCAGAGGAATGGGTCAGTTAACTGCTGAAATAAAGAAAATGGCAGAAAGTGATGTTGGTAAGTTTTTATTAGGTATTACGGCTTTATTAACTTTAGGCAAAAAGACGTTAATTGCTGGTACTTTAGGTTTAATTGCTTATGATATTGGTAAAAGTCAGAAATCTTCTGCCAGCAATATGGGTGGCTATTCAGGCATACCTTTACAAAAAGCCGAAAACAAAGCTATAAAAGATGCAGTAACTTACCGTAAATTAGAAAACGATTTATTAAAGAAAAAGACTGCAGTAGATCAATTACGAGATAAGTTTGATGTAGAGCGCATAGGGCTTACGGCCGCATTAAATGCTGCAGTAGATGAGGAAACTAAATTACGTCTAAGAGCGCAATTAGCAATCCTAGATAATAACGAAGCTTTGTCTAAGAAAATACTAGCAGAATTGGCAGCGGCTGAGGCTGCTAAAAAGTTTGCAGATAACTTTGATTTCGCATTAGATGCTGTGAAAACAATGACTTCTAAGATAAATGCGTTTATTGCAAGCATGGGAGTTACACCGCCAACCGCAGCACCTACATATTCTTTTGCTTTATCTACAGCCCAAGCGACCAATGAAAAAATAGCCGCATTTGAAAACAAAGTTGCACTTGAATCTACACGAGAATTAAACTCACGATTAAATGACTTTTTAAGTCAGAACAATGTTCAGCGATCTTCTTTACAAGCACCTATGGATATTAAAGTAACTGTAGATGCAGGTGGCGATAGGCTTAGCCAGGCTATAGCAGAGAGCATACAGGTAGCAACTAGGTCAGGTTACTCAACAGTACCTAATGGCTTTATAGCATGACCGTACCAGTAATAAATGCAATAATTAACTTTAGTACTGGCCCAGCCTTTGCTCAGGCCATGATTATTGACCAAGGTATTTTAGGCACTAACGTTCTAGCAGATTCAGCAGCTGTAATTGTAGATGTATCAAGCAAAATAAATCGCATAGAAACTAACCGTGGCCGTACTGCACTCTCAGATCAATTTCAAACAGGCGCATTAACTTTACGCATAGTAGATCAGAATGGCGACTTTAATCCGCAAAATGTTAGCGGGCCATATTACAATTTATTAACACCTATGAAGAAAGTACAGATTACTGCAACCTATGGCAGTGTCACTTATCCTATATTTTCAGGATTTATTACAAGTTATGTAACTACCTACCCAGATGATTCTGGTGAAGATCTAGCCATAACAACAATACAAGCTGTAGATGCATTTAGATTAGCCCAGATAGCACAAATCAGCACAGTTACAGATGGTGATGCTGGACAATTATCTGGCACACGCATCAACAAGATATTAGATCAAATTGACTGGCCTGATTCAATGCGTGATATAGATGCAGGTCTTACGACCTTGCAGGCAGACCCAGGCACTAACCGCACCGCACTACAGGCTTTAACTACCGTGGCTACCTCCGAGTATGGTGCTTTATATGTAGACGGATACGGCTCATTTGTATTCCAAGATAGAGCTGTGACAGTTGGATCTATTGGCGGCACACCCACAGTCTTTGCAGACAATGGCACAGGTATAGTTTATTTTGATGCTAGTTGGATTCTTAACGATGTGCTTGTATTTAACAAAGCCACTATTACCAGAACTGGTGGCAGCGCACAGGTAGCGTCAAATCAAGCGTCCATAGATAAATACTTTCTACACAGTTATTACCTAGACAACCTACTTATGCAGACCGATGCTGTAGCCCTAGATTATGCGCAAGCTTATGTGGCTAGTAGAGCTGAGACTACGATACGCTGTGATGCCATAGTCCTAGACCTATACACGCCTAACTACGACACAGGCATAGTCGCAGCCCTAGACCTAGATTTCTTTGATCCCATAACAATTATTACTACCCAGCCAGGTGGATCTTTGCTAGAAAAGACCCTACAGATTTTTGGTGTTCGAATGAATATTAGCCCAAACGCTTGGAAGGTTACATTCGTTACACTGGAAAATGTCATAGATGGGTTTATAATAGGCAACGTAGATTACGGTGTCTTAGGGCAAAACGTACTATCTTATTAAGGAGATATAATGGCAACAGGATTTCCAGCAGCGACAGGTGATGTACTTACCAGTGCTATGTTTAATGGTTTAACTTCATTCACAATAGGTGCAGCCAACACAACAGATTACACAGCTGTACTTGCAGATCAATATCAAAATTTAGAGTTAATGAATAAAGCCACAGCTATAGCATTTAAGATCCCAACTAATGCATCTGTAGCATTTCCAATAGGTACAGCAATTACAATATTAAATATTGGTGCAGGTGTTTGCACAATTAGCGCAGTAACTAGTGGCACTACCACAGTATTAAGTGCTGGAGCAGTGGCAGCATCACCAACATTGGCACAATACAAGTCAGCAGTTTGTATTAAAACAGGAACAGATGCTTGGTATGTAGTAGGAGCAATTGCATAATGATTGGAAACATAATTGCTGGCACACTTGGCGTTAGCGCACCTGCTGCTGTATCCATTAGCGTAGATTATTTAGTAGTTGCTGGCGGTGGTGGTGGTGCGGCTGGTTCATGGTCAGGCGGTGGTGGTGCTGGTGGTTATCGCACATCTATTGGTGGTAGTCCATTAAGTTTATTAACTTTAACAAATTACACAGTTACTTGCGGCGGCGGCGGTACACAAGGAGTTTGGTCAGGAACTCAAAAAGGTACTAATGGTTCTAACTCTATATTTGACACAATTACATCAACAGGTGGTGGCGCAGGTGGTGCGCCTACAAGTCCTGCAAACGCTGCTGGTGGTAACGGTGGTAGCGGTGGCGGTGCAGGTAATGATGGAAGTAATCCTTATACAACCGTAGGCGGTTCAGGTAATACACCTTCAACTTCACCATCACAAGGTAATAATGGTGGTGGTGCAATTCAAATTGGTTCTGGTAATTACGCAGGCGGTGGTGGTGGTGGAGCAGGTGCAGTTGGTAGTACTGCAGGTACTTCAACTAATGCCCCAGGTGGTGCAGGAAATTCAAACTCTATTACTGGATCAGCTGTTTATTACGCAGGCGGCGGTGGCGGCGGGCGTGGTGGCGGTAGTTCGGATGTTATTGCAGGCGGCGCAGGCGGCGGCGGTGATGGTCGTGGAAATACTGTTGGCGGAAATGGCACTGCAAATCTCGGCGGCGGCGGTGGCGGCGGCGGATACGGCTCACCAACAGGTTATGCAGGTGGTAATGGCGGATCTGGTGTTGTAATTCTTAGATACCCTGACACTAATACTATTAGTTTTGGCGCAGGAGTAACTGGTACGGAAAGTTCAGCTAGTGGTGGATATAAGAGAGCCACAATTACAGCTGGTACTGGAAATGTGAGTTGGGCATAATGGCACACTACGCGTTCTTAAATGAGAACAATATTGTTACAGAAGTTATAGTAGGTATTGATGAATCAGAAACTATTGAAGGATTAGATACTGAAACTTGGTATGGAAACTTTAGAGGACAGACCTGCAAGCGCACGTCATACAATGGAAAGATTAGATATAACTATGCAGGTATTGGCTTTATCTATGATGAAGTTAGAGATGCATTTATAGCACCAGAGCCTGATAACGCTACTGGCTTTGATGAGGAGACTTGTCGCTGGATTACACCAGAGGTTAAGTTTGACTACTAAACCATGGCTCTGTGCAGCAGGTACGCAGTTAAGAGATCAGGTTGATACGTGGTTTCCGGATAGGTGTACTAAAAGTCCAGAAGGATGGCTGGGCGATAGTCGCCACTCCGCCAGAAAATCGGATCATAATCCAGACACAGACGGGTGTTGCAGAGGTCTTGATATTAATTCTCGGTTGGAGTCATCCGATAGCCTCGCACCTTATCTGGCTGACCAGATCAGAATTGCCGCCAAATCAGATCCACGTTTATCATACGTCATCTATAACGGGCGCATATGTTCAAAAATATTAAATTGGAAATGGCGTAAATACAAAGGTATTAACCCACACAAGAAGCACATACATATTAGCTTTACAAAGTTAGGCGATAAAGATAGCAAGCCGTTCGATATACCACTACTAGGGGGTAACTTATGAAGATAAGCAAGAAGCAGAAAGCAATACTTAAAACCTATGCACGTGGCGTATTGGTGTCATTCTTGACATTTTTAGCTAGTAATGAATTAGGTTTAGATCCAGCGGTGTCTGTAATTGTTGCAGCATTAGCCGGTCCAGCAGCTAGGGCTTTAGATAAATCCGATAGTGCTTATGGCCTCGGTGCAGATGAAGCATGAGTCCGGCAGAATGGGCAGCCTTTGGCGCTGGCGGTTGCGCCGTGCTGAGTGCCGTACTAATAGGATTACGTTTTTTAGTTAAAGGCTGGCTTAACGAGTTACGTCCTAATGGTGGATCGAGTATGAAGGATCAACTAACAAGATTAGAACAGCGTGTTGATGATCTGTATTCACTAATAGTTAAGCGACAATAATCCTATGGCTGATACAAGGCGTAAGCGTAAGAAGATAAATAAGCGCGTGGTGCGTAAATCACCTGAGCCATTATCTAAACTAGATCAGCATTATATTGCTATGAATGAGAT